CACCGTTCTCGTGGGAGGGTGCGACTCCTGTCCCCCCCGTCATCGCTGTTGGGGTTGGCCATAGATCCTTCTTGACCGCTGTTTCCAGTCCATCCCCACTGTTCTGACTCACTCCCTTGCGATTGTAGTTGCCGTGAAGAGTCGGGGTTGGCCAATTCTTGGGTTCCTCGTGTACTTGGTTCCGTAGCCTCGCTTGAGTCGTCCGACCTTTTTCCTTGTACTTCTGCCACGCTTCCGCACTCCCCTTTCGTCCCGCATCCTCCACTGATACGGTTAGCCAAGATGAAGACTCGTTTCCTTTGGTGCGGTGCGCCAACTTCACTCGCGCTGAAAATTCCAAACGTCGTTTTGTAATTAAGTCCTTCCAGGTCTTCGATAACTTCTCGAAGTCCGAGAGAGATGTGTCCTTCGACGTTTTCGAAGAAACACTGAACAGGTCTAACTGCTCGAATAATGTCGTAGATGTACGGCCAGAGGTGTCGGGGGTCGTCTTTGCCTTTTCTTTTCCCTGCTGCGGAAAATGGCTGACAAGGATAGCCGCCAGTGAGGACATCAACTCTGTCTCGAAAGCAGTCCACTGGCAGGGTTTTAAGATTCGACCATATAGGTGCGGCATCCAACTGACCCGCTTCCATCTTTGCAACCAGGTTCGCAATGGCGAAGGCTTCGATTTCCACATGAGCGACGACTCGATGTTCAAATCCGGCAAGCTCAAATCCTCTTTCGATTCCACCATAGCCGGTGCAAAGGCTAAGGACAGTGGGTAGTTCTTCGGGAGAATCCACAATTTATTTCTTCCTCCTCAGTGCGAATATCTTGTCAGCGCTGCGCAGCCCAAAGGACGCGCTAATGGCCAGGAACAAGAGATAGGTGTACCACTCATCAAGCTCGTTCAGCACATCAAAGCCATGCCGCACTCTCTCAATGATCTCCGGGTTATCAACAAACACGCCGTAAAAGATAGCGATCAATGGCGAGGCCAGGATTAAGCACCAAAACTCATCCTTATAACTGTTGGTCGTAGCATCGGCCATCTTGCTTTCCCAATCACTGGTGCTCTCTAATACCTTCATCTTTTGCGAGTGCTTCGCTTGGGCTAACTCGCCTCGATTCTTAATTATGGACCCAGCAATGTTTGCCACTGGCTGGATTAAACTCGTTAAAATACTCACCGCTCCTCCTCCATTAGTTTTAAGTGGTGCCACTTATCAATCACGTTTTCTGTTTGTTCTTTTTCTAAGCCGTGCCACACTTTGAAATTTTTCACGATTAATTTTCGCAGCTTCCGATCAAAGCCTCTTGCACTTACGTCCTTTAAAACCGCAATCGCATCTAATTGCTTATGTAAATGCTGCACATCCAAACTCATAATCTCTCCTTTACAAAAAACCGCCCACCGTCGCATCCTGGTCGAACTTTTATTTTTAGGCAGTGGGCGATTCTTTTCTCAAAACGGCGCTAGCTCTTCGCTTGGCCAAAGCGGCCTCACGTATGAAAAACTCCGCCGTGCTTTTGCATCCACCATCTCAAAAATTTCGAACTGGCCGTTGTCGATCCATACCTCCATCAATTGCTTGATCTTGCTTTTAACGCTCGCCTCTAAAACATCGAGTTCCAGCACCTCGGCCACGGCATTGCCAAACCAGTGCTTGCTCCTTACATCCAATCGCCAATCGCCCTCCTTCATCCGCCCTTTGACTGCCTCGAGATCCTGCACAGTGATATCGCTAAACGCATCTGGCCAAGACCACGCCTCAACCACGCCGACGTTATCGCCGTTGGGCAAATCAATTGACCGCATCTCCCGCCAGGAGTTGTCCGTTGTGGGTGGTGCGAGGTTGTCTTTGCTGTCTGCTTCTCTCGTGTAACGCCATGCCGTGCTCTCATCTATTCCAGCAAGCCTCGCTTCATCAGGCGTCATCTTCACTAAACGACGAACATGGCGAGCTTTATCGGTAAGAGCGCTTGCACCTCTGGCGTCGTCATAACTGACGCTCGACCTCATCGCTTGCGCTTTCCTAGTGTGATGCACGATCTCGATCGCGCAATTTGCCCGGTCAGCAACAACAGCCCATTGCGTAACGACTGCATTCATGGCCATGTTGTCATTTTCATTTATGTCGTGGGTCGCAACAAAAGGATCGATAATCACCACATCAATTTGGCAGCGGGTAATGAACTCAACTAACAAATCAACAACTGGTGTCGGCACAATTTGATCACCAATTTTTTGCGTGACCATTAGCCGATCATCGCGGCCACTGTTTACAAAAAGAGACTCTTCGTATTCCTCTGGGTCGATTCCGTAATGCAGCATGATCGCTGCGAGTCTGCGATGGAGCTCCTCGAGCGGGTCTTCTAAATTCCACACCCACACCCTGCGCTTTTCTGTTTCTATGCCTAACAAATTTCTGCCAGTGGCCATTGCTACCGCCTCGGCCATCGTGAGGGCAGTCTTGCCCGTTCCACCACCAGCCACCGTCACGCTCAAAAATTTGCGAATGTAATGCCGACCATAGACCCATTCTCTTTTAGGAATGGCTGCAAAATCTGTGATTGCAAACGGCTTAGGTTGTAATCGGTGCGAGAGCTCTTCCTGCACCTCTTCTAACTCTTTAGCTTTTTCTTCTTGTTCTCTGTTCCAAGCTTGGACAATGCCCTGGACCGTGCGAATGACTTCGCTGCGGTGTAACGGTGGTTGATTGTGTTCGTTCCACTGCAAGAGATCGTCAATAATTTCCGATTGCGTGTAACCTCGATTTACTAAGACGCCAGCCTTGCGGCAAGCCTCTGCATTTCTGTTGCCCTCCTCCACACCAAGTTTTGAAGGATCAAGAAGAAACCCTCCCTTGTTGTAGTCTTCGATGCGCAAAACGTCTGCCTGGAACACAGGCGGCAACTCTCGCCAGTCTCCGTCGAACCCCTCGACCACTTCCTCGGTATACACCGCACCGCTCTCATGCACTGAGCCTGGAGCAATGACGATGCCGCCCTTTCCCCTCACATCGATCTTGGCATTGGCATTGGTGCTGTTTCTGATTTCTAAATTAGGGCTTGCCTGAAAATAAAAATGTCGGCCCCGCGAAGTTTTAACCGTGCGCGGCGTAAATGGCAGATTCTCTTTTATCCAAACTTCTGCCTCCTGACTATCGGCATCAATTACCACTAATTGTTTGCCGCACACGATCGCGTAGTTTGCGCCCTCGAATTCTCTACCGAGCCATCGCTCAACTAAATGAGCAGGCGGGTCTTCTGTTTGCCACTGAGCCCAAGGGACAAGAGGATGTTTGCGAACAGGGTGTGCGGGGATGACTGTTAGCCCTTCCTCAATTAATCGTTGCGCTTCGTCACGGGCACTAACCATCAAGCCAAATTGCCTCCGCGATTTGATCAAGCTCAAGGTCTAAAAGCTGCATCAGATTCTTAACGTGGGTAGGTGGAATTCTTCCGCGAATGTTCCATTGGTAAATGGCGTGGCGAGAAATATTTAGGTCGTTTGCAAGTGCCGTGATGCCATAATTTTTTATTGGACTCCACACATTTTCTGGCAGCATTTGTAACAAACCGTTCACAATTAGAGGTCAATTTTTACGTTAAAGAGAAATTGATTTCAAGAGTATGGCGTAAAACTTTTCTAAATTAGTTGCCACTTTTAAAAAACTGCTATATCTTTGACTTAAACAGTCAACGAGAGGCAACCTATGTCACATCTAGAAATCGTCAATCACAACGAGCCCGACCTGGATCAGCTGGCAGAAATTTGGCTAATGCAAAAGGCTTGTGAGGAAGCTGCAAGGAAAAAGCGCTTAGAGGTCGAGCAACGAATGCTGCCTTTGCTGGAACAAAAAGTCGAAGGCCAGGCCACCACAACCACGCGCCACAACAAAAAGATTGTAGTAAAAAAACAAATCAAACGCAGCTTTGACGGCAAAGCCTTAAACGAAGTTCGTGATCAAATTCCAGTTGATATGTTGCCGCTGAAAATTAGCGAAGTGCTGGACATCAAGCGACTGCGATATTTACAAAACAATGAGCCTGAAACTTATAAGATTCTTTCGCGTTGCATCGTCAGTGAACCTCAAAAACCCAATATAAAAATCGAACAAATATCTGAGCTCTAAATCCCCTGGCACCACGGCTGGCGGGAGAGAGCTCAGAAAATTCATGCCTCCCGCCAGTTTTTTAAAAAACAAAAGGAAAACGTATGGCTATAGATTTATCGGCGATTAAAAAAACCAAGGGGCTTGATAGCCCACCAATGATTTGCATCCACGGCACCAGCGGGGTTGGTAAGACTACCTTCGCTAGTCAAGCACCCTCCCCCATTTTCATTCAGACCGAAGCAGGGCATGGGATGCTTGAAATCGACACATTCCATTTTGGAAGCGAAGGCATTGCGACGAGTTACGAGGAAGTCCTCGAGGCCGTAGACAGTCTTCTAAACAACGACCACAAATACGGCACATTGGTCGTTGATTCAATTGACCACCTCGAGCCTTTGATCTGGGCAGACCTGTGCCACAAAAACGGCTGGGCCAACATCGATAAGGCTGGCTATTCGCATGGTTACAATGCTGCCGCGCAGGAATGGCGAGTCTTCTTGAAAAAGCTTGAGACACTTAGGAAAACGAAGAAGATGGCAATCGTTTTGATTGCGCATAACCAGCAAAAGAAAATCGACGATGCCGAGTACGGCCAATTAGACAAGCACGATCTCAAACTGCATCAGAAGAGCTCAAGCGTTGTTGCCGAAACCGTGGACTGTGTTTTTTTCGCAAAGCACAAAATTACATTGCGCAAAGAAGATAAGGGCTTCGGCCAAACTCGCAACAAAGGCATCGACACTGGGGAGCGCGTCCTGGTAACCACTGGTAGCCCACATTACACGGCCAAGAATCGTTACAACTTGCAAGGTGAGATACCGCTAAGATGGAGCGCATTCATGGCTGCATTAAAAGAATCAACCAATCCAGAAAAGAAGGAGCAAGCAGTAAATGGGTAATCTAAATTTTTCAATCCAGAACGAGTCTGAAGATCAAGATCAGGGCTCTTACGACAACACACCAATCCCGCCAGGGAATTACCATGTAGTGATTTTTGATAGCGATCAAAGAGACAACAACCAAGGAACCGGGAGATGGTTGCGACTTGGTTTCGAGGTGAAAGGCGGCCCACAGGATGGTAAGGACTTCAGTGTTTTTTATAACATTAAGCATAGTAATCCTGTTGCTGAGAAAATTGCGGTTGAGGAGCTTTCTCGATTGTGCAGGGCAATTGGCCTTTCCGGCACGGCAGAAAACGAAGAGGACATCTTGAATAATGAGCTTATCGTTGAAACTAAAATTGACGTAGACAAAGAAGGCACGGAACGAGTAGCGGTCAAGAAATACAAACCGCTCCCTAAAGCAGCCCCGGCTCCTCAAGCACCCACGAAGGCAGCCAACCAAAACAACTTCGATGATCCAGTGCCTAACCTTGGCGGCGAGGAAAAAGCCCCTTGGCAGAGCTAGAGCTCATCGAAGCAATCGACCTGGCCGTGGCGGAAAACAATCCGCCATCGGTCGGGAGGCACTACCTCGGCGGAAGTCAGATCGGCGAAGAGTGCGAGCGGAAACTCTGGTACTCATTTCGTTGGGCGATGCTAATTGTCTTTGGTCCTCGCATCTTGCGCCTTTTCGATAGAGGCCATCGCGAGGAACCCGCATTAATAAAATATCTGACCGACGCTGGCGTTGATTGTTACGAGGTTGATGAAAAAACTGGTGAGCAATTCGCAGTGAGTTTTGCCTGGGGGCATGGGGGCGGACATCTGGACGGCGCATTAAAAAATTTGCCAGATCATCCTGATTGGCACCTAGCCGAATTCAAAACTTCGAGCGACAAAGAATTTAAAAAGGTGCAGAAAGCAGGGGTGAAAGAAGCAAAGCCAGTCCACTACGCGCAGATGCAAATTTATATGCATCTATCTGGCCTTAAGTTTGCGGCTTACATTGTTGTAAACAAAAACGACGACGCCCTTTATTTTGAGCGAGTTGTATATGACCCAGACGAAGGAGCTAGGATCGAGGCAAAGGCCGAAGCGATTGTGGCTGCCGAGTCTCCGCCAACGAAGTTGAGCGAAGATCCTACGTTTTTCAAATGCCGCTTCTGCGACTATAGAGAGCTCTGTCACTACGAGCAAACGCCCCAGGCTAACTGCCGGACTTGTGTTCATGCAACGCCAGAGAAAGAAGATGGCCGCTGGCTATGTGAAAAGAAAAACTTGGAGCTCACGCGCCAATTGCAAAAGCAAGGGTGTGATCAGCACCGCTTTATTCCGCACTTAATTGAAAACTGGGCGGAGTTTATAGAGATGGACGGCGAGAGCGTTAAGTACAAAAACACTCAGAACGGAAAAGAATTTTTTAACGGCGAGCCAGGATATTCCTCTATTGAGATCAGTTTGGTAAACGACGTAAGGATCATCGGCAACGAAACCGTCGATGAGATTAAACAAACATTTGATGGGAGACTCGCGGGATGACGAAAATTACAATCGAGATTGACGACGATGATGCTCGAGAGGCGCTTGAGTGGGCCGGAGAGGTGACTGCTTTATTAGAAAAAATTGTATCGATCTTAGAAAACAAAAAAGAGGATTCTTAATGGAACCAGTACAAGTAGGAGAGCTTTATAATTTTGTGATGCGAGCCCTCGATAAACCCAACAACTTGCCAAATTACGAATATATGGTGCAACAAAACGACGGTCCATTTTCCATGACACATTCGTTGACGGGAAAAAAAGTACATCTAAAAAACATAAAAAACTATAGAAAAAAATGGTGTAAGAATTTACGAACAGAGTTACGCATTGCAAAGCGTTTTGATGTAGAGAACGATCTTATGAATTTCGTTTGGGATAATTATGTTTCTGAAAAAACACCAAACGAATTTTATAATTATTTTGATAACTTTCGTTTACCGTTTCCTCGAGTATGGGTTGAGTTTGATTCAAAAACTATCGAACACGGTTTTGAGTTTGGCAGTTACGACGATTATGGCCCAGAAATGAAAAATTTGATTAACGCACAATCAAGAACATTTGGTTGTTTAATTACTGAAAGTAAGCAGCAAATGGAGGGTAGAGAGAATCCTGTCAACGCATTGAACTTTAAATTTTTCCATGAAAATTATTTTCATGCGCCTGTCATCGTAATCCCGACAGATCGTAGTGATCGAAATATTAGGGAACTTCGCGCACATAATTTTGATGTTGAAACCAATGAGCGAATCGACGAAATTCAACAATATACGTCATTACACGCATTCGGTTTCACTTTGATGCCGCCTGGAATTTTTATAGATCGACAGGGCCGCACACTCACTTATGAAGATAACACATATGATGGCGAACGCACGTATCGTCATTGGGATGAATCTAAGGGATACATTTATTATGGAAATGACAGTTATCGCAATTTATGTGACAACGTGCGTATCGACGACAACTTTAGTTTCGCATTTCGAGAAAATCACAAGTCACTAAATATTTTATATTTATCATATATTCCCACTGCATTACGTTTCGTAATTTATTTAATGAACGTGCTGAATTATCCCTGGACTAAAACAGAGAAGGTGATGGGCGTAATTGGCAGAAAATCTAAAACGCCAAGAATTGCGCCGCAAGATCACTACTATCGTGCAAAGATTGCTTTGCCAAAAGAGGGCATCGAAATACGCGATCCCCTCCCTGGTCGAGAGGAGCATTACGGCGTAAGGCAGCATCAGGTTCGAGGACATTGGCGTATATTAAGAAATGAGCACGGCGAGTTTAAAAGAAGAACTTGGGTCAAAGCGCATACGCGAGGCGATTCAAAACTCGGTGTGGTGCATAAAGATTACGCCCTCGAGGCAGACAAAAAAGAAATAGCAGAAAGAGCAAATTATGAGCGCTTATGACAAACAAATTGGCGGCGATCATTACAAAGGCATGGCGATTCAGCCCATAGAATATATTCAAGCCAACGGATTAAGTTATATCGAAGGAAATATTGTGAAGTACATCTCTCGGTGGCGCGAGAAAAATGGAATTGAAGATTTAAAAAAGATAAAGCACTACGTCGAATTTTTAATAGAAGAAGTCGAAGGCAAAAAAGAAAAAGAGCTCGGAGAAGTGAACGATCAAAAACTGCAAGCATACATGGAACAAACTGGATGCGAAGGAGGAACATGCGAATTTTGAAGAGACGAAGCTGGGGAGACAACCCTGGCGATTGGAGAGAGAGAATTGCATGGCCAAACGTTTATGGCTATGCGTTGACCATAATAGTTTTAGTAGGAGTTTTAGTGTTATGAATTTGTTGTCGTTAAAAGAAACAGCAAAAAAATGCGGAATCAGCACACGCACAATTTATCGAATGTTGGAGGACGGCGGGAGTTTTCCAAAACCAAGCAAGCCTTATGGACGCCGCCACTATTTTGTCGAAAGCGAAGTTGATCAATGGCTCAAGGAAGCAACATCCGAAAAAGCAAAGTCCTCATACTCTTGAATTAATTTAACGCGCCTGTCGGAAAGGTCGGTCCTCATGTACGCCGCGAGGACCGCATTTCTTTCTCTATGCCCGAGTTGGCGATCTGCGTCCTCTCGAGTTCCTGCCCCTCCGCCACCAATGCTCTACAGCCCAGTAAAATCAATAGGTTTAGTTTTTAGGGGGCTCTTAGGGATACCAATAGGGATACCAATTGTTTTTGCCGTTGGTTTTAGGGCATTAAGAGTTGTTGCTGTTGCTGGTTTAACCCCCTGGCTTCAAATGGGTCAGCAGTTGCAGCGTTACCACCTACTATATTGCCAACTAGGGGAGCTCGAGTAAGCCCCTGGCCAATGAAGGGCAAGACCCTATCCATGAACTCAGGGGCGTTTCTCCTAACTACAGTAAGCAAATCTCCACCGCCTAATAGCTCTTCTTGGATTCTTTTTAGCCTGACAGGATCGACCTCGGTCATCATCTTGGCAAGTTCATTGGACATTTCCATCAAAGCAACGTCCTGACCAACTGCTGATCTTTCGCGCAAATTGTTGAAGATGATTTGATTCATATCGCGCGGAATGTCTGTGCTTAACGCAACATCGTTTCGCATCATGCTTGTGAGCTCTCGCCTTTGCTGCGTTGCGGAGTTCATCCCGGCTCGTTCAGTAACGTGCATTTGTGATTCGCGCAAAAGGTTGTCGTAAAAAATGTCAAAATCTTTCTGCCCTTTTTCATTGGGTGGAAAAGACAATCGAAGCAGTTCTTTTTTGCGCGGCGTTTTAAATAAGTTAAACGCAATATTTGCAGTCTCGGGTGAGATGTCGAGTTGATCCTGGTACGCATTCAGAGCACCAAGTCGAAAGCCCTCGAGCTCTGAAGGATTCATTTGTCTCAGTGCAGCCAGGAGCTCATCGGTGTCTTTGGTTCTGAGAAAGTCTCGACCAGTTTCCATTGCGTTCATAACCGCTGTATCACCCGCATAAGTATTTCTTGCTGTTTTGTAAAGCGGATTTGCATTGTCTAACCAATCAAGAAATCCTTTTCGAAAATCTCTTGTGGCCATTACTTCAGTCGCACCAATTCCCTCTTGTGGCATTTTAGGAAACGCCACATCATCAATGCCCATTTTCAAATAATGTAAAAACTGAGTCGGCACCCCATTTACCAGATCGCCTTTATCATTAATTATCTGACCTTGGTCCGTGAGCCTAAAGTTAACGCCGTCAGTTTCATTCTTAATGGCAGCGATCCGCATTCCTTTTCTGTATGCATCTTGCATGACAGGGTTTTGCATCATCATTTGCAATTCGTTGTCATAAGGAATGAGTTTTTTATTTGCGCTTTCGTAAAGTTTTTCTGCCGCTGCACCCCTGGCCGATTTGACCGCCTGAAAGTCTTTATAGAAACTTGCTTCATTTCCAAATGCTTCCTGCAAAAAACCTTCGATTCGAGCGCTCCTTCCTAACCTCCTTTGATTAAGAAAATTGTTTGCTTGAATTTTACCGGGGCCAGGTAACACGCTAATGGCATCAGTCAATGCTTGTGTGTTTTGGTTCAAATCAGCAAGCGAATAATTTTTTCCCTCAAGCGCAGCAACTCTTTGAATTGCTTCTTCGACTGATAGACCCTCACTTTCTATTGCATCAATTAGGTATTTCTTAGCGAGCTCCCTGCCGTCTTTTTTCATGCGGCGATTGCCTGATTGAAAAACAGCTTTGTATGCCTGGGCAAATGGACCACTTAATAAATCAATGCCGCCTTGAGTCGTTAACCCAGCAACGGTTCCAATCGCACCAGAAGAGAGGCGATCAGTTGCGTCTCCTTCGCCAGCCATGAATCCAGATAGTCCTCCTGAGCCACCAGCTAACGCTAAGTTTTTACCAACAGAGCGAGTAGCACCCATTGGACCACCTGTCGCAAAACCGCCTAGCGTTTCAAGTCCTAAAGCACTGACCGGGTTGTCTTGTGCAAATTGTCGCAACGGCCTACGCTCGAGCTCCGTGGCAATGTCTTGTTGAGAGAATTGATTCGCTGGCCCATATTGTTCGTTTAGGGCTTGAGTGATTGCAGCGTCTTGCGGTCCCATAATGCTAGGCAAAAAGTTTCTAAGAGCCCCGGTAAATTCATCTCCTGCACTAAAGGTCGCGCCCTGCAAAATTGTCCCTAATTCTGCTGGCGCTATACTGCCCTTGTTGATTGCATCGATGAGCATTTGTCCCTCTTCAGAAAGTCTACCCTCTCGTTGCATTTGCACCAGGCCTTGATAAAACTCTTCTAATTTTTCCCGCGTTACATTACTCATTATTTTTTCTCAAACCTTTTTAACCCTTTGCTAACGTCGGGTTGCATATTTAAAGCGGAGGCTGCTTGCGCTTTCAAACGTAAGACATCAGCGCCTCTAAATTCTGGGCTTTGTTGTATTTGGAAAAGTTTCCTTTCCCAGCCATTTTTAAAAGTGGTCGGATCAAATTTATAATTTTCCATATTTTTTTCTGTGTAGTCTAACCACTCGCGCTGGATTAACCTGGCTCTCTCTAGCTCAATCATTTTAGTTTGTATGATGATCATGTTGCCGATTGGAGTTTTAGAAAGGTCTGCTGCTGCCGTCCCAATGAGCTCCATGTCTCTGTCAGTAGGATTAACACCGAGTGTTTTAGCAAGAGGTAAAATAAAGCCAGTGGCTAATCCGCTAAACACTTGTTCCATCGTGGGGTCAGCGTCTGTTAGTCCTAAATTGAAACCAAGGTTTTGCAATCCAGTAATGAGCTCCTGGCCACCACCAGTCCGAGTGCCTTGCTCTAACAAAGTTTTCATATCAGACAAGCGCTTTAATTGCTCTGCTGCACCGTAAGAATTTTCAGAATAAGTAGTACCTAAACTTAAAACTGTTGCTTGGTTTTTTTCTGCTAATGTATCTCCCAGTTTTTTTCTTCTTTGAGATTCGAAAGGACCAATTGCTGGCTCTTGTCTATCAGTCGAAAATCCTGCGGGTGGTAAGCTTGTGCCTGTCCTGCCTTTTATTAAATTAGCCTGATCCTGATTTAATTCTGGACCTGGCTGCGAAAAATTTTCGTTTAGATAATACTCTTGTATCTCTTTCGGCAGATCAGTCACTTTTGTAATTTCGCCAGTCATTTTATTTTGCGTGTACATGTTTCCGGCTGGCCCATAAAAAGGCTTAGATTGTCGTTCTTTTAAAATATCACCCAACATTTCAATAGAAGCATTGTTTGCAATATTTGGATCGACTCCGCGCTCTATCATTGCCGATCTAAAATTTTGCTCTTTGCGAGTGGCATCCATACTCCTCATTAAATCGAATTGGCTTGCCAAATATTTTTGGTTCGCCAAAATTCCTTGGGGATCTGGTCGAGTTCCATACTTAATGCCGATTTGATTTCTCAGATTACCAAAAATATTCCCAATGGCTTGCCCAAAGTTTTCTGGCCTTCTAAATTGATAAGGCAAAATGGTTTCCTGATTATTAAAACTTTGCATAAATTGTTGTTGTTGCGCAGGAGACAATCTATCAAACATTTCTCTCAAAGCTGCTTGATCATCCTGGCGCGTTAAATCCATTTCGCTCATCCTAATAAACTCCCAAGGATTAACTGATCTGTGTTGAGGTAGTTGGGCATTTGGTTTATAAATCCACCTTGCATGGTTGGCATTTGTAAATTCATGCCAATTTGAGGGATTTGATTGCTGCGACTTTTCCCTCTTCCCTTATTTTTCATTTGATTCATCATAAACTGTTCAAAGTTTTTTGGATCTTGCATCAAAGCCAAAACTTCATTGTTGTTTATCGCGTTATCAATCATGCCCATCGGGTCCATAAAATTGTCACCGATCTGTCCGATTCGATCTCCGATTCCACCAATAATTGCATCAAGTATTTTCATCAAATTATTCCTGCGTTAAATCCTCTAGATCTTGATCTCGACACTAGCGGATTCGGCAATATTCCCGCCGCGCCTCTTAACACATCAAACATTCTGAGAGGGAAGTCTCTTTCGTCTTGGAACCTGGCAAACAGATCATCGAGGATTCTTTGGGACTGTTGTTGCTGCATATCACCCACACCAAGGATTGCATTCATGTCTGCAAAGGTGGTGCCTCGTAAATCTTGGCCAAGTGAACCGAGTTGGTTCGCCGCATTCATCCTTAATCTCGCTGCGTCACTAAGGGCGTTCTGATTGGCAAGCGCTGCCCGAAGTCTGGCATCCTGGTTGGCACGGCCTGTTTGGAATCTCGTTGATTGATTTGCCAGCGCAGCCCTTAAGGCATTTTGAGCATTTTGAGATTGGCTTTGGAAATCCGTTGATTGATTGGCCAATCTTGCTCGTAATGCATTTTGGGCGTTTTGAGCCGCCCTGGATTGCTCCGCTGCGAGGTTGCTCCTAGCTGCTGTTAAGTTTGCTCCCTGATTGCTGCGAGCGGCTGCGAGGTTGCTTGCCTGATTCAAACGGTCAGCGGTCAAGGCGCGATTGGCATCGGCCTCAAGTCGTTTCGCTGCTGACTCAAAACCACTCTGCCGCAATCCGGCTGCCGTCTTTGCGGCTTGTTCCAGGGCTGCACGATTAGTTTCCGCTTCAACAATGCCTTGCCTATCTCCACCAAACGCTCCAGCGCTAATTGCGCTTGCAGCGTTTTGGTTTTGCTGCATTTGCCTCGCTCTCTCAATGTCACCTAATGCAGAATCAACGACCGTATCTTCGAACGTATTCATGTAGGGAGTGAGGCTCTGATCTCGGAATCTTTCTGCACCTACTTGATCAGCACCAATGTTTTGAGCGTTGATCGCTGCGAAGGGATTTATCCTTTCTTCTGCAATGAACCCTGGACCAATGTCCCTCGAACCAACTCTTTCCATACCAATTGTATCTGCGCCAACTGCCAGTGGATTGAAATTAGTTAGAGCACCAGTTGTGTTGATGGCATTCATCAACTCGTTCTGGCCAATGCCAGCCTGAGCGGCATCCACAACACCCTGCATTCCGGCAAGTTGCATCGGGGACAATGGAGCCACGGTGGCTGCATTGTATGGTGCATATTGAGTGGTGTTATAAAGATTTCTTCCCGTGTTAAAAACGTCCAGTAAGGCCGATTTCAATTCTGGGTCAAAAGTCTGTTCACTGCTTGATTTGTTTTTTCCAAAGCCCATTATGATTGTCCTGAAAATCTGCGCCACTCATCATCGGTGACAAATCCTGAAAGGTCGAAATCTGCGCCCTGACTAATGGCGCTGCTTTGATTTCTCATTGCTTGTTCTCGCGTCATACCTCGACCCATAAGTGTTTGAATTCTTTGTTCGTATGGCGATACCTGCGGCGAGTTGCCCGCTGCCTGATCCAAAATCGGTGCGCTCGAAGTGTTAGTCGCTTGCTGATTTTGTTGTTCCATAGGTTGTGAGGCGGTGTTAGTCGCTTGCTGATTTTGTTGCAAAACCCGCAAATCAATTCTTCCAAAAGGCGTATCAATGAAGGGCGGCATATCATATACCGGGCCTTGAGGTTGCGTAGGCTCTGGCGTTGGGTCTGGATTCACTGGCTCGGGAGGCGGCGCGTAGTTGCTGCCCGGTGCCATGAATTGCTGATAGTATCCAGGGTTGGGCTGATTCACTAGCAAGCGTCCGTTAAATTGACTTGGCCCAAAAAAATCTAAGCCAGGTCGGTAATCACTTTGGAAACCTGGTGTCATGCGATCAAACAATCGGTTGCCTGGATTATAAATATTTTGGGTGTTCGATGGCTGATACATTTGCATTGGCTGTTGGTAGAATCCGCCACCCATTGGCTGCACAGCACCGCCAGTTTTTAACCCACCAGCACTCCTATTCTGGCCTCCGCCTTTCCCAGCGCTTTTCCCTGACGCGCTCATTTGACCTCCTTATACATAGTAACGTGCGCAACCTTGTAATCTAAATCTGCGAGTGCTTTCACCCAACCTTTGCGCCCGGACAAACTAATGAACTGTGCATCAAGTTGTTTTGCCCATTTGCCAAGCGTTTCGTCGATGCTTTTAATTTCTGATAAATCTCCTGCTGCTAAGAAAATATGCAAAGCTCTCATGTTTGGGTACTCACAAATCTCTGTGACTAAACAAGATTTTTCCATCGGCCAAAACTGCATGTCCTGGCTGGCAACGCCTCGCACGATGTCTCTGAACGAATGCGTGTTATGACCAAACTCTAATGCCTTTTCGAGCATTTCTTGATATGGCAGCATCGCCTCGAGTGGTGTTGCAGCTTGTAAACTTTGCTCTCTCATATTGCGCTCGCTGATAAATTGCCCGAGTTATCGACGGCGATTTGATATCGGGTGCCGTTTGGGCTTTTAATAATGACTCGACCATCACCTACTTCAATGTCCTGATTCTTTTTGTGATTCAAATAGTCGGCTTGCTCAATTGCCAGGTTAGTTTGTGCAATAGTCACTCTGTCGTATCGATCATTTGGTGTCGGAAGGATCATCGTTTGCCTCCCGCGACGGCATCAAGTCGCATGGTGCCAACTCGCCAATCACTATTTTCTGCTGCATCAATTCTCATAGAAACTTGCCGTCCCTGGAATCTTACGCTAGTCGGGTTTGACATCGTGAATGGACCGTGGCTTGTTTCTGCGCCATTCGGATAAAGGCGCGTTTTAAAAGTCGCTGTAACGTCACCTTGGTTTTTTTCATCAGGGATCAACTGTCGGGCCACCATCAAATTGTCGCCGTTCCCGAGTTCCACAGGACCGCTCTGAACAAAAGGCGAAGCGCCGTCATATGCATACCCGACCTCATGCTCATAAACGTAGCCGTCGGTGCCTACCATTTGCGGGTAAAGGAAAACACCCGAATCTGCACCAGCTGTTCGAGCAAGTGTGCCAATGTTCCAATGGTTGTCGCGGTAATTCCAAACAACATAGCTGTCGTTCTCAATGCTATTGACTGAGGGATAAAACCACCAAACCTCATTGAATTCAGAATTCAAAACACCAGCAATTTTAGATCGCTGCGCTTTGTTGATGTTGGAAAAGAAGAAGTCACCGACCGCGCTCTTCAGTACTTTTACTGATCCATCATATATATGGAAACTATTGAGGCCAGGCCAGACGGCAAACTGGTCAGCTGCAACACAACCATTTGCGCTCACGGTTCCGCAGCCGTCTCCAACTCGCTGAAAACTGTAAACGAATGGCGGGCCCGAATATCTAGCAACGTGAGCGTCGGTAGTTGTTAGCAGCAACGTCTCACCTCGCAGACTGTGGCCACTGATAAGAGAGCCATCGGTTGTGAGGTTCTGGCCGCCAGCTTGATTAGTCGCAGCGGCGGTCCAGGTGTTGTTGTTTTCCTGGTCGCACCATTCAACCCGGTTGTTTTCTCCGCCAGCACCCAGGGCAAAAATAAACCGCTCGTCCGTCACGACAATTGCCGTCGTGCTGGTCGGTGCATTGCTGAGAACGGCAGCCGCTGAACCAGTATTGTTTATCCACTGGTAAATCTTGCCGTCCGACGTAGCACAAGCAATCGTATACTCGCCCCAGGTATCTAGCGACCAAGTGTCCGCAACCGAATAAGCGCCAGTGTCTGGCCGCAAAGTTCCCCATTCGAAGCTGCCCCAGGTCGATCCGCCCCAAGCAAGATTTTGGTCTGCATCAGCGTTGCCAGTTGTAAATCCAGCCGGCGTAATATCGTAAATCTGACCAGCTTCTAAAATCACGTATAACTTCGTATTTGATCCTGCGACCGTTCGTCGGTTGCTCGAATTGTCAATGTAAGTGAGCAATGCTCGAACGCTTCCTGCCAGCGCACTTACTGATCTTGTTCGCCACCCCTTAATCGGCTGTAACGCACTCTCATACCACCTAACCAAGTTCCCATCGTTCCAGCTATTGAGTTGTTGAAACTCGGTGCCGTTCTTAACGATGCCTGGAGGGATTGCGAGAGGAATTAATGCCATCTAATAGCTCCAAATCGCAGGGCTGACCCGATTAGGATCAACGTCTAAATGAATAAAACGCCCATCGCCTTTTTGATTGACGCCAATTCTTTCAATTCCGTGCTCCATTGCCGAGCGAATTAATCGTAAGGCTTGCTCGCCCCTTACGCTAATGTCTACGGCGTAACCATTTGCATGGGCTCCAGGCTTCGACTTTTTTGCCTCAATGGGGTGATCCGGACATCTATAACCGCTCGTGACAATAAACGGAAAACCACACTCACCACGCATGACGTTGAGTAGATCAACAATGTCTTTCTTAATTCCTTGTTTTTTGCAGTGTTGGCACATAAATTCTTCTGGGGAAAAATAATTCACTTCTTTACGATTTCAATTTTCGGATCAGTATTTGCCATTTGTTTGATACTGGCAGCGTAAGTATTCATAAGAACTAAATTTTCTTTTTGCCGCATTTCTAAAATTTGCATCTCCTCTCGCAACTGCTGCATTCGCTCCGCCATATCCAAGGCTTCTTGCCCAAGCGCTTGCAAATCAATTTCTTCGCCATCAATGACAAATTTCAACGGTCCTCCTAATCCCATATCTGGGATGAAACTTAACTTCTTATTTTAACATTTTGGACGGCCACACTTACGCATGTTGGCTTGCCTTTCTTTCGCGTACTCAAGTTTTTTTATAGCTGACTTAAGTTGCGCATCTTGATACTCGCCGTGCAAAAACCAACCAGCCCACGCAAGAAAAATGAACGACACTGTTATAAATGCGCTCGCAGAGATCGCTTGCATTTTTTTTCGACGCTCGGCCCTTTTTTTTCCAATCTCTTTCAAATAATTAGTGTGCTCACGCTGGCTTTTTTCCATAAGCCGCATTGCATCTTGGTAAATCTTTTGTCCGCCAGGGAGCATACGGAAATGATCTGCAAGCGCTTGTCTAGCCTGGGCAGCTTTTGCTCGGCTTGTGGCCAGCTTAATTGAGTCTGCCTGGCTAAGAGGTTTGCGGGTTTTTTTCTTGCGCTCCCATTTATCAAGGCGCTGATTTGCGTCTTGGAATTTGTCGAGAATGCCAACCGCTTGCTCAACATTGCCGCCAGTCTCGCGCAGTGTGTTTAGGCCAGCATTAACCGAGTTTAAAATTCCGAGGATGGCGGAAATTTCCGCAAACAATTTACTTACCCGAAATAAGAATTAAAGAACATAACCCCAAGAATCCAAGGGTAAATTGCCCAGACACTGAGTTCTAGGCGATTCATCCTTGCTGACCCTCTCTCAAGGCGATCAAGAATGTTTTGTTGACGCTCGAGGCACAGCTTCTCGTGTGCTTTCAAATCATCCATCAAGCGTTGGCTTGGTGTCAGGAAAGTCAGAGGTGCTCGGCCAATCTCTCAATTTTTGCCGATAAGTTTTATATGCTGCATTTTGAGGATGGTCAGTAAGTAAAGAAAACATATCG